GTTTGTTTCTAATAATTGTACTAGCAAATCATTGTTTTGTGGTGTTATTATTGAATTGGTTGGTTGTGTTTGTAATGCTAGTATGTTTTTTAGGGTTTCATTTTCTATACGAATTTTCTCGATGTCGCTATCAATATTCTCGTTAAAATGTTTTATATGCATTCTAATAATATTTAACAAGACTGCATAGTATAAGCGCTTTCCAACTAAGAAGAGTTCTCGTTCATGTTCATGATTTGGTAAATCCGTAACATTGCTCAGTTTTATATCTTTATGATTATGCAAAAAGTTCTCGAAATCACGACTTCGTTTTACCATGAAACAGTCTAATAATATTGCTTCTTCGTATTTGGGTTTATGTTCATTGAATCTGGCTTCTACACCACGCCTACTTTCACCAATTTTAATTACATAACAACCATTTTCATAGGACTTTACCCTGACAATATAAACTAACGCGCCTGCATTGCCGAATTCTCTTAATAATAGCTTTTGCTTTTCTAAAGCTTTCTCTTTGGTAAGTGTCTGGTCAAATTCTTGTTTTGCTTTTGTTTCCTTGATTACCATTTCATTCTTTAGTTGTTCGAGTTGATTTCTGAGTTCACTACTCTCTTCATTCACGACTTCATGTAATGTTTCTTCTAATTTCAGATAATATTCGTGTATTTGGTCTGCTTTCTTGGTTCCCGCTTTCAGGCAAAATAATTTGAATGCTTTAATTGTAAGCAATATAGTTTCTTTATTATGACCTCCTCTACCACTTTTTGCTCCTGATGCATCAGGAGCAATCATTTTGTAGTCTTTATCGATAATAAATTGTTTTTCTAATAATATTTTAGCCTTTACTTTTTGTCCAAAACCTAACCAGTTCCAAACGTCATCTAAATCAATAACGAAATCTTCTGGATTGCAGTTTAAATAGCTATAAAAACTAGCTACAAATAACTGCTGTTCTTCGTTTATAAATTTATTTTTAATTTTGGTTATTAATTTACCATGGTATGTATCAGATAATCGTGTAATAGGATTCTGTTCGATAAGCTCAACAATATTTAAGGTTGTCATATTTGACATAAATTAAAGAACGTTTTTCCTTTATATTCCTTGATGAGATATTGTTTTCGTTTTACTAAAGCAATAACAAATATGTGTGTTTATTATATCGTTTGCTTTCCCTGTAGGGAAAGCAAACGTTTTCTCTGCATTTTGCTTTGATAATATTTTGCAAAAATAGAATATAAACTCATTTTTGCTTCGCAACTTGGCGAAGCAAACAATAATATAATATTGAATAGTATAAAAACTTATCACTATGATTTATTATACTAGAATGAGTAATGATAATCTGAATTACGATGAACTTATAAATCAATTAAGACAAGAATTAGAAAATACGAAACGTGAATTGGCTTTGACAAAAGAACATCTTAAAAAATATACTGCACCAGCATGCAAAAAAAAATATTATGAAGACAACAAAGACGAAATAAATAGAAAGAAAAAGGAATACAAACCTACGGATGAGCAGAAAAAGATGTGGGCGAGAACGGCTTATTTGAAGAAAAAGGCTGAAAAGAACAAAACGTCGATAGAAAACATTTAGTCGTTTTATATAGTATCATAGAAACTATATAAAATAATATCTCCAGTTATAATATAGAAGGATAAAACCCGTATATGACCGAAGTATTAGAATCGAAATGTTGCACTAGTTGTCGTAAAGAATTTCCAATGGACCAGTTTATAGGAGAACGCCATACTGCTATAACAAAAACATGTAAAAATTGTAGAGAAATTAATAAACTAAGGGATTCTAAGCGTGACAAAGCGCATCGTAATGAAATAGCTCGTAAAAACGAAGCAAAACCAGAAAGAAAAGCAGTAAAGGCAAAATAGAGTGAAGAAAACTACGACAAAGTTGCAAGACGATGGATGGATTATAGGCAACGAAAGATAGAAACTCTCGGTGTCGAGCAATATTTAAAAATAAACGCAGAACAAGCTAAGAAATGGAGAGATAATAATCCAGATAAAATGGTCAAGGCAAATGAAGATAAGAAAAATAACAAGGAAACTAATTATAAGAATTATAAAAGAAATGCAGATATAAAAAATTTAGAATTTACAATTAGTTATGATGACTATGTAAATATTGTCGAACAATATTGTTACTACTGCAGTATTATACAAGAACGTGGTTTTAATGGAATTGATAGAAAAGACCAAACAAAAGGATATATAGATGACAATTGCGTAAGTTGTTGTAAAATGTGTAATTATTTGAAAGGTTCAACTAGTGATGATGTATTTATTAAACGAGTACAACATATACTGACTTTTCAGAATAAAATAACTGGAAATTTATACCCTGAATGCTTTGCAAATCATAACTCAGTAAGTTATTCATCTTATAAAAGTAGATCAATAAAAAAGAAGTTAGAATTTAGTATTACAAATCAAGATTATCATGATATTATAATGAATAATTGTTATTTGTGTGGTAAGCCAAATGACGATAACCATACAAATGGCATAGACCGAATTGATAACAGCAAAGGGTATTTGATAGATAATGTAAATTCTTGTTGTTGCGAATGTAATTATATGAAAAAAGATTACGAATTCGATGATATCATTAACAAATTTATCTTAATTTATGAAAATCACAAAAATAATCAATGCAGTGAAAACGTACTCATAACCAATAATAACATAATTGTTAGAAATCATAATAAAAAATCAAAAGAAGAAATACAAGAACATTTTATAACACAAAAGAAAATAAAACAAGGTTTATTAGTTGAGAAGTATAATGATTCTGAAGGAATCAAACGCCGTGCAAAAGAAATTGCCGAAAACCGGAATAAAAAGTAATAAATATGAAATTGATATTATTATTTCATATTCATTTGAACGTAACTATGAAAATATATTTTTAATTTGAGTCTCTACTACCCCTAAGTTTCCCTAGGGGGATGGACTGTATCTTAACCCGACTCAGGTTGCTTACACCTTCATCATCGAGCGACTACCGTTCAGTCTCTGACGGCCAACCATAGACTAGCGTCTTACATGCGTCTTTAGGTTGTAACCATGCGGATTGCCCAATCCTTAACATTATTACTATACCGGAGTTCTATTCTCCGCCATATACAGGTTTCCCAAGTATACTTAGTAGTTAAGGCTCTAAGGGTTTCCCCGAACAACAAGTAATCTTGCAAAAGAACCTAAGTTCCTTTACTAACAACTGACCATGTGAGTTTCAGGGGTCAAAGCGAAGTTATCCACAAACATAGCCTGATTGTTTGTGGCGCGTTGTTTTTCTGCTCTAGTCGCAATCAGATGTAATAATGTAATAACATACATCTGAATTGCCGTCAAAGCTACTCCTGCCATACCGCTCATTACGCGGAGAACGTTGTAATTTACTGCATAGACACGGACCTTAGCGGTGGCGGTACCGGCAACTGTGGGGGAGGAGAGCACAAGTTGGAGTACGGCGTTGTCAATGCGAGAGAAGTTGCAAGATCCCGAGGGCTGATGCTCCTCGGGCCTCAATGCAAAAGAATATACATTGATACCAGTATCAGGAGCACGGGTGTGGTGTTGCCAAGGCTGAACAACATCGAAGTATGAGCCTTCGCGCTCAGAGAAGCGATCTTGGCCGTTGAGTTGGAGCTTGGCAGTGACTACAGGGTTCTCACCCCAGCAGTGCATGTCCAATGCAGTCTCGGCAAGAACGAAGGTTCCTGCATCAGAGACAAGTGAGCCCTCATCGCCAGATGTGGGGTTGAAGGGAAGATATGAGGTGGTACCAACTGATGTCTCATTCCATCCAGAGGCGGGTGTGGCATCATCAGCACCGGCCATTTGGAAAAGACCAGATGCATTGATGAATCCATTGGATCCGCTGACCTCTTTGGGTCCTCCGAAGGCGTGGATGGCGTTGGGAAGAGCATCGATAGCATCAGTGTAGTTGAAGGGCTGGGCACCAAGAGTGCGGTAGAGGACACCTCCAGAATCAAGGGATGAGCAGTAGTCAACGTTGGCATCGGGTTGGACAACCCAGATGAGCTCCTTGCAAGGGTGGTTGAAGTTCAACTTGATCTTGTTGGAGCTGGATCCGACGGACTCGTCACCGGTGAATTGAAGCTGCTCAATGAGGTACTCGTGGGGGTTCTGTGCCATCTTTCTGCGCTCATCGGTATCCAAGAAGATGTAGTCAACGTAGAGGGAGGCAGCAACAAGGGATTGTTGGTAAGCTTGGCTGACAGATTGTGTTCCTGCAGATGTGTTGGCGGCAAGGGACTTGACAGCCCACAAACACTCACCGATAGGGCGGAGATCGAGGTTAATCTTTACTTCGTGATACTGTACGAATCACTTATACCCTCCCTTTCGGGATATTTATCAGCATTCTCAAACCGATTAACATATTACATTTGAGAACAGTAGCTGGGGACTAGACTATATCTTAAGCCGTCATAGAAGGGGATTAATCTTCTCAAGCCCATAACCATTTAGTCGTTGAACCTTCCTCATATCCTTATCATAATGGATTTAGAGGCTTGGCTGCGGATTGCCTATTTTAGATTCTAATGAATCTTCATCCATAACATTTTTACGATACCTGAGTTCTAATCTCAGCCGCCATATATTTTCATATATGGTTTCGTAGTTATGGCTTTAAGGGTTTCCCGCAATTTGGATATGTTGCCACAGCGTGACTAAAGTCCATTAATTGGACCTTAGCAACAAGCTGAGACTAGCATCTGGGACTGACAATTTTCATTGTCCTGAGACCACAACAAATTTTTCCCAAAAAAGAGCTCAGATTTTTTGGGTTGGATACTTTTCTGCCCTACAGATTTCAAGGCGATGAGTGGCAATGCGAGACCAGGATTTCTGCAAAACCAGAACAACAAAGGAATGTAGAGGGTGGTCTCGGGAAGAGCATTGCGGGGGGCACATACTTGTGTGGGGGATCCAGTGGAAGCACAGGGTCCAGAGATACCGGCAAAGTTGGGGTCGGTGATGTATGTGAGTTGGGTGGTGTTTCCAATCATCTTCCAGTAAGCCTTCTGTTGCTCTCTGGACAATGTGAGCTGGTTCCAGATGTGCATCCAGTCACCATATTGGCGGTCAATGCGTTGACCTCCAATCTCGACCTCAACTTGGGCGATGATTTGCTCACCAATGAAGTCCAACCAACGGGCATAGACTCCATCAGTTCCGGATGTAGCCATAGATTGGTTGATCTCGGGAAGAGTGAGCTGGAGGTATGTGCGGTAGCACAAGTCACCATTTCTGGAGATTGTGCATGTTACACGGCGACCAAAGTCAGCCTGTCCAGAGAAAGTCTGCTCAATAGACTCCATAGCGAAGTTGGTATGGCGTCTGTAAGAGACCTTCCAGAAAGTGATTTCGGGCGTACCCGTGAGAAAAACGTCTTGTGCGCCATAAGCGACTAGTTGCATGAGTCCACCGGCCATATTTTGGAATTATACTTTCGTATATACTATGCTTAGAAAATAATCTGGAGAAAAATAAAATAATAATTATTTTATTATTCAAAACCGAAAATTCCTAAAATAACAAAAAAATGATTTTATACCCTCGCATATATAAATCTCTATTAGTGTACTATACAATATAGTATTAGAAATTATTTTTGTATTAGTTTACTGAATTTTCGAAAAATTGCTAAACACAATGGGATTTTACAAAAACAATAATGCAATATTCAGTAGTTACATTTTCAGTATTCATCGTAAAATAACTGAATACACTCTAACATTTTATCTGTTTTATTATCCATCCAATATTGAACTTGTAGCGCTAACACTTTAAGCCTATCATTCCAACGTTTAGAATCATTCTTATTTACACTTACAATACCTTGTTTATTGTTTGTCCAACATTTTAATACGCGGTTTCCTTCTTTATCTATATAGTCATCTGGATTGAATCGAATAAACACAATATTACGATGCCCAACATCCTTCGATATTTCCATTAACCGTTTATTTTCACAACTACAATCATATTTATTATGCTGATTTTCATCTACTTCAATAATAATTATTTGGTAACCCAAGTCTAAAAATAAATCCGGTCTACGCATAGAAGAACCATCTTGTACGCGTTTATCTGTTCTCCATGTAACATTTGGAAATTTAGATTTTATATAATCTATAACAGCTGTTTCTTTCGTTTTATAGTTTCTAACTACAGGTTTATCTGGAAATAAGTATATAAAACATCGATAGCAATAACCTTCATATGACTTATTACTATATCGTTCATCACACCAACTAGATGAACACTTTGTATGTTGAACATCTACCATTCCATCTAATTTATGATCCAAGCAGTATAGAGCTGGTTTCATTCCAGAGTAATTATAAAAAGGATATTTTATATTACAGGTTACACACTTCGAATGTTTTACATCTACCATTCCATCTAATTTATGTTCAGCACAATGTGTTGCTGATTTGCCAGGTTCTCCGTAACTAGGTGACTTCGCACAATTCGTTTCGGCACATCTCATATGTTTCAAATCCACCATTCCTTCTTTCTTATGTTGCGCACAATGTGTCTTCGATTTACCAGGATATCCATAGCTTGGAACGACACTGCCACATTCTTCACACATTTTATTCGTAACGTTTACCATTCCTTCTTCTTTATGATCAGCACAAAATAAACCTCCTTTTTTTCCAGGAAAATTAAACATACGAACTTTTCCACATAATGAGCCATTCACACACACACCTTCACAACGCTTCTCCAAACTATTCACCATCTCGTCTGACTTATGTAACGAACAGTACATGGGTTTTCCACCTGCGACATTGAAACTAGGACGCTGACTACAACCTTGTCCATTCTTATCTACATACACACACATTTTATTAATGACATTTACCATCCCGTCTAACTTATGTGCTGCGCAGAACTTGGCGGGTGTTATACCCGCTGAATTAAAACTAGCCGATGTTTTTTTCCCAACACTAGAACACGTAACACAGAAAGGCATTGAACACGATATATTATATAATATATAAAGAATACGATTCTATACCTTTTACGCAAAATAATATTCCTAAATTTTACATGGATTCATGCAATTCATCGATTTTTCGAACTTCGCCTTTTGAGAAATCGTGGCGAAGTACTCTTTCCACCTTTACTACTTTTTCCATTTTTATTGGATATATATTTTGATTTGACGACTTCAAAATTAGATAAATCTGTTTCCACATAACACGAATATTGATAAGCTTGATGTGTCAATATTTTCAATTCACTTATTTCATGGTTTAATTCATTTATAATTTCATCAACCGACTTCATATAATGAGCTAATAAAATTTCAAATAGAAAAATAATGATTTCGGGTTATGACTGTGGGTTTGTAATTACAATTGTATCAAATCTTACGCTGCATATATGCGTTAAAACTTTAGTAAAATATATAATACAATGAGATGATATAGATGGATACTTGGTCCGACGCAGGTGATGATCATGAACAGCAAATTGTTCCTATTCTTATGAATAAAAAAATTACAGCACATCGTAACTTGATTCAAAAACTAGAAGCTATTATGGCATCTTATGAATTACAAGAAAAATACTCTACCAAATTAACACCCTATAGTTTGAATGTCATTGAAAAACTCATCAAGAAGAACCCCGAATTTTTCCGTATGGTAGAAAGCACACTTTTACGTAATATTAATGATAATAAGATTATGACAACGGACGTACCCTATATTATTTCAATTATAGCTTATTTGTATAATATTTTAATGACAATACAAGGAGAAACCGATTTTGTAATGGAAGAACCTGCTGATACATGTGGTTATATTTTGAAATTCGTATTTTCCGTTGCTATTCGAGAACAATTGGTGAAAATATCCGATGAAACAGATGCTACATTACTGCTATTATGCTGTGATAATATCATTGATTCTTGTATAAAATTGTTGAAACTAAAACAATTAAAAAAACTGGTTCCTCCTCCTATTCTGCCACTACCATCACCACCTCCACCTCCACCACCACCACCTAAAAAAAAGATAGTCGAAGAAAATTCGGATTCTAATAAAGTGTTCTCTCCGCCAATTGTCCCTCCACCTAAAAAGAGTTGCTGGACATGTTGCTGCGAATAATAAGATAATGTTTCGAAATATCTTATTATTTGTCTATGGAAAAATTCGATATCAAGAAGTTCTCTAAATAGTTTTCCTTGAAAACTTCACGTTTGTTTTCGTGTTTTTTTGTAAAAATATAGGATTCATCTTGCTTTTTAATAGTCCAACCTTGATCCAATGCATTCGATAAAAACAATAATTTTCTTATTATGGGTTTTTCTATTTTTGAGACATCTATGGAATCCGTCATTTCTAATTCCATGTTTTCGTTTGGCGTTTTCTATATATTTTTTCATCATTTAAAAATATCGATTTTGGCGAGTTCTCCTACTTCTCTTTTTATGGGATTTCTTGTAATGAGTTTTACGATGTTTACGGGTTTTTCTTGGTCGTTTCCTTAGCGTTCGACGTCTACCTCCAAATACAGATAATTCGTTTCGTTCTATGTAATTATTATCACCAATCATGGGTTCTACATCATATGTACGTGGTTGTCCAGTTCTACTTGATTCGCTTTCTAAATTTACGTTATTATAAAATGCACTCAACAATATAAATTTGATTCTAGACAAGTTACCTTCTGAAACAAACAATGTTTCAATGATTTCTAATAATTCATCGGGTAAATTTATTACTTTACCATTTGGTTCATCAACCGGTATTTCACCGTTAAACATAGAAACAATGAACCGTTTTTCTACTGCGGGTATTCTTTCATCTTTAATATTTAAATAGTGATATAATGCTTCGAGAATGTTCACGTCTCCAAATGAATCTATAGAATAAATGTTTCTAGAAAATATGGGTTCGTCTTTGTTATTATAGAACGCGGACACATTCAAATTATCAAGTTCATTCGCATAATTTATAAAATCATTTACTTCAACATTCTGCCATGCTGAAATATTCGGTTTAGTATGATACAAAAATTCATAAATATTACTCATTATTGTTTTGTCATTGGATTCTGTGATTGAATAACCATATTCTTTTATCATGATTAATAGGCGTATTAAACCTTTTAAGAATATATCATAATAGTAAACATCATCACATAATGTATCTGTTGCTCTTCTTTGTTCAGGACTCAATGAATTATATTCATCGTTATCCATTCTTAATGGATATAGAAACTCTGGTTTCATTTGTAACATACGACTCGTTATCTCATTCGCGGATGTTGTATCTTCATTAAATAGAAAACTTCTTCCACCTTTAAATCCTTCGTATTTTTTACCTTGTTTACGAATAATAAAACTGATTAATTGTTTTTTTGTTTTTGTATCAATATCTTCATTTTTATCATTCCATTTACTAGCAAGTTCTTTGAGTTCAGGTAGTTTCATCTTATCTAAAATGCCGGTTGATATCCATGATCTTGATGCATTGACAGCCTCTTCCTCAGCCTCTTCCTCTGCCTCTTCTTCAGCCTCTTCCTCTGCCTCTTCCTCTGCCTCTTGTATTACTGGAACTTTGGATTTTACCGTTGTATCACGTGGTTCATTTCGTTTACTTATAATATAATTTATCAAGTCCTCTTTTCGTTTTCCTATGCGTTCACCGGGTTTCTTTATGTCTTTAATAATTCGGTTTAGATTTATCACTGTCATTTTACTTAAATTGCTTTTTGGAATTGATGTAATAGATTGTTTTGCTTGTGGAAGAATACCAGTCTCTTTCTTCGCCTTTGCATTAGCAGTAACCTCTTCTAATTTAGCTTTTCTTTTAGGTGCATCTGCCTTAAATTTTGCAATCTTCTCTTTTAATGTTTCTTTTGCTGGTTCCACGACTTTTTCTATTACTCCTTCCTCTTCCTCTTCTTCCTCTATATCTTCATATCCAGCTTCTTCCTCTTCCCTTAAACGCTCAAGCCTTTCCATCTCTAATCTCATTAGTCGTTCATTTTCCTCTTTGATCCTCGATTCTATTTCTTCATTTTCTGCATCTGTTCTTATTATTTTAAAAAACCCAATGTTCTCTAATTCAAAGATAAACTTTTCTATAAATTTCTTGGTAAACATTCCCAAACCAGGATGACCCGACATCTGATTAACTAAACCATTTATTTGTGAAACAAAATGTGTAACAAACGGTTTTGAGTAATCCGTTATATGTATAATATTAAAAATCGTCATAATGGAATTCAACGATAACTTACCATTGAGTTCATAATCAATCTGCATACCTTCTCTTGGTGTCCAATCTCTTCCGAAACATAAATTACGCATATTTACTGCAATCTCATCTGCTTTGGTTATATTAAATATTCCCTCAGTAGTTGTTTTATCAGGCTTAATATTTGATTCAAGAATTGTGATGATATTTGTTATATTACTTAATTGTTTATCATAAGATTCATATATACCATTTATTTCAGTTATCAGCTCGTTTACTATTCTTAATATTTCTTTCACATACGTGACTTCAGCACTATCAATAGATGGTCTAAGTATTGACTTTAATTGGTCTGTTATACTCTTTGTTGTAGGTGTTGTAATAATGGTAATTAAATCAGTTCGCGTTATTTCTTGCACAGGTGAAAGTCCCGTTTTTTCATTTAATTCCCTTATTTTACTATTCATTTTCGATAACAAACCCGTTATTATTTTCTCTGTTGTCATATCAGATTCCTCGAGTGTTAAATAACCTAACATATTCAACACATTCGCATACTTTTTATAAACTTGTAGAAAAAGAGCATACGTTTTATCATTATCATGTGATATCGTAAGCTTTTCAACCTGACTATATAATCGGTCGACTAATAATTTCATTTTTTGAAAATCGCTACCTTCGCCACGCCCTATTCTTGTAAATTTGCCATAAATAGTCGTTAAGCGATATATGGCTTCTTCTATTTTTGCATTATCGAGAATTGAATTTAAACTATTCAATGGATTGATTAAATCTTGTCTTACGTATACAACATACCCAATAGGTTTATTACCATGCACTTTATTATCAGCAGGGTCGAATAATTTACCACGTATGGATTGAATCACTATGGGTGCATTATACATCACTGCTGCTGCATTCGCAATTCTATCGAATGATATAAATGCCATAAATTTATTCGTAGTAAATTCATCAATATTGTCTTCAAATTTACCAAACCCACCTTTTTCTTTTATCGTTGGGTCTCTAAATTTCTGTACAATGATATTTTCTCTTAGACATGATAAAGCCTGTCCGCCGTCTCCTAAGCGTTTCGATAGAAATTTATTCGCATCGCTTTTTTCTTGTACTCTTTTTAAAGCGCCCAATAATTCTTGGTTTGTTGCTCCTTGACCACGTAATAAATTTATCAAAAATGCCTTAATTGCTACAGACCTTGTATTGTATTCCGCCGTCGAGATGTTCGATTTTATTTCGGCCATCTCACCATCAGCATAAGCGTAAATATCAGGATTCGCAGGATATGTTATTAATAATGCTGCCTTGTGATTTTTATAATTATCATCGTGTAATGCACTATTTACCTTTAAAATCGTCATAAATAATTTTCGATTGCTATAAAACATAATTTCTTTATTCGCTGAGTTAATCTTATAATCATTCACATTATCTGCCCATTGTGGATATATGGTTGGTGCCGAACTGTATTTTTCCCAACAGAATATGAATTTCGAATCACCATCCTGGAAATGCAAACTTTTACCTGAAGGTGTATCCCATTGAATTTTGGTAGCTGGGTCATACATAGTTTGAGCGTTCTGTAACCAGTAGAAATGCTGGTCTTTAACTCTAGATAAATCGAGTGTTATATTGGGGTCACTTGTATCACATATAAAAAATACGTCATCCGTAATACCGAGAGATTTGAATAATTCTTCGATATAAGATTTTGGTGAAGCAACTTCGTCAGG